TATGCGGTAAAGTTCCATGATTTCCTGGTAGTTATTATATGTGTACTTATCTCATTGTTAAAAAAATAGCATTACACGAAGATTACAAGTCGTCACTTGGCAAGTTATTCAACAGTTCTCTAAGTTTGCTTGACTCTACATTGGCCTTAACCTTGGGCTTGGCTAGGTCAAATCCTTCTTTAGGGCTTGCACGTTCCCAACCGGTATCTTCTGTAGTTACAGTCTGTCGTTGTTTAATACTGTTTAGTAAAGTAGATCCTGCACTTTGACTGTTATGATTTCCATAACCATCTTCCTCACTTAGATCACTAATGCGTAGTGTGTCCACATTAAAATCCAAATCAATCTTCATACCAACACCGCTCGAGCTACGTGTTTTCATTAACTGGATTTGATAACGTCCACGCTCACGCATTGCACGACTTGTAAAGATACCAAACACATTATCTGCTGTCTGAATCTTACTAAGTCCACCCGAGATATGACTGTGATCAAACTCAACTTCTTCAACAGCACCTCGATTCAACTGTGCCGCTGTAACAAACACACAGTTCTTTTCCACCGCCAAATTACGCAGTTCTTCACTCACATACTTGTCTTTGACAAACAAGTTTTCAGCACTAATACGCTTGCTCAAAGGTAGTAGCAAGTCCATGTAGTCAACTAACAGTACGTCAATCTTACGTCCCATTTTGATTTCATACTCTTTCATATAAGCACGAATATCGTTTGCTGTCTTACCACTTGGCATATACTTGACTTGGAACTGGCCAGACTTCTTGCCAATCATTTTAACTTTCATTTCAACATCATCGATGCTCTTGAAAATCTCTCTTGTAGGTATTCCAGTTACCATTGCATCCACACGCAAGCTAACTAATTCTTCACTCAACTCTAGTGTGAGATACAATACATTGTGACCAGCAAGGGCATAGTTAACACCAAGGTTAGCCAAAAACAAGCTCTTACCAGCACCAGAGCCGCCAGCCCAGATATTAAGCTCACCGCGATTAAATCCTCCATACAACTTATCATCAATGCTTTTCCAGCCTGTAGATATTTGTCCATTTTTATCCTTGATCTTCATAAGACGTGCTCTAGGATCAGCAAAGTAATCTGTGCCCATGTCACGTTGTAGTCCTACTTGTACTGCTTGTTTAATCTTTTCTTCCACCGGACCATACTCGCCTTTTTCCAACAAGTCCGCCGATTCTAAGATTGCTCGCTCAAGTCCTTTGTGACGAGTAAACGTTTCAAAGTCGTTGAGTAGCCATTCAAAATGTTCTTCACGCAAATCTGTGGCGGCTTTTAAATTTGATCCTGTGGCCGCATTAATAATATCTGGCGTGGGCAATACATTATTTTCGCTTACATATTTGGTTAAAAACTCCGCGGAATCCTGTAGTCTGCGATCAAATAGTTTACTATCAAAAATACTTTGACAGCGTACAAATGTACCAGCATCTGCCAACATCATCTCTAAATAGACACGCTGAATATCGTAGCCATAGTCTACGTTTTGTCTTGCTTTATCTTTCTTGTTATCGTTATAATCACTCATACGCTATTATACTCTCTTTATACATTAATTGCAATGTGTTTGACAAGATCCCACTTATAATCCCATACTCTCTGTTTGGTATGATATAATACCGCTCCAATGCTACTACTAGGATCTCCTGGGTTAGGTAAACTCCATCGATATTTAAATTTAGATTCAACTACGTTTTTGTTGGCTTGACTATTCATAGCACAACCTCCCATGTAGACTAGACAGTCGGCGTTGGTTAGTTGTTTAGCTTTGAGCATGATACCAGATACTTGCTCCTCAAACACTAGTTGTACTGCGGCCGCCAGGTCACATTGTTCCTGTAAGGTAGTTAATTCATTAAGGTTCCAATTAAGGACTCCCTGATGAAAATTAGTATTACAGCGCAATTCACCTGCATCAAAGTAACTTCTAACATACTGTAAAAATTTGTAAGGATCGCCTTGCTCTGCCATTTTTTGTAATAAGTATTCATCCTTGATAGGAGTCAAGCCAACAAATTGTGTAAAGGCACTATAAAATAATCCTAGACTATGTGGATAACTTCTGCTCCACACTTTCTTCATTTCACCGTGTAGCCCTTGCCATATGGTAGCACATTCAAATTCTCCGATCGCATCGAGCACAACAATCGCACAATGATTAAACGGGCTTGTATAATAGCCAGCGGCAGCGTGACTACTATGATGAGGAGTATAAGAAACTTTTGCATATTTAAATTGTTTAAGATGACGTTTTGGTAGTGTAGACATATCAAACGCTGTACGATATTGTCCAGCATACAATTGTCTTGCTTTTTTAATCCACGGACGTTCGTACCAAAAAATACGATCCGGACTTCCATAGTTTAATGCTGGCACAGTTTGCGAACTATCTAGTTCGTCGTACTTGCTAATAGTCTGTGATACTAGTTTACCCTCTTTGAATACAGCAAGACTTGAGCCGTGATTAAGAGCATTTATCCCCCAGTGTATCATTTGTAGATAAATGGATCGCGTTTACGTAGTTCTTCTAGACGCTTTTTCCATGCCTTACGTTCTTTATACCATTTGATAGGATTTTGTAAAAAATTCCAAAATTCATACATTGTCTATATCCTTAAACCATTGTTTAGCTCGTAATCTGATCTTAAGAGCATTTGATTCTTTAGCACTTACTATTAACCATAATGTTGCCAACCGACCTATTTTTATTACAGCATCATTTACATCTTTAACGCCTTCCGGCCAGTTGGGCATACTAACCGACCATCCATATTCTATAGCTTGTTCGATAGTCCGTGGGCCTTCGTGATCCTTGTCTGGCACTAAGACTAATTCTTTGCCCAACTGTTTAAGTAACCAGTTTTGACTATCTTTAATTTCTGCTCCAAGTATGGCGCAGGCATCAATACTTAGCGCATCAAAGGGTCCTTCACATACAATTACGAGATCCCTATCGTCTGATTGATTATCAAGATTAAACACATAGCCAGGCTGTTGTTCGCTTAAATATTTTGGTTTTGCATCGCTAACTGAACGGGCGGTCCATCCTACTACTTCGCCCTTGTATAAGAAAGGAATTATAATTCTATTACTAAATCCTATTTTAGGAGTCCAGTAAAACGGATAACTTTTTGGATCTATATTTCTATCCAATAGATACTGAATGCATTTTTGAAAGTTTTCAGGAACTGAAAAATCAGATTCTGCAATTTGCTCTGCCCATTCAATCATACTAAGTGAATCCATTGGCAATGCACGAGAATCAAATTTAGGAATGATGCTACGGATTTCTGTAGTACTATTGTTATCTAGTCTAAGAGCCTCTAATCGTAACTGAGCAATTGTATCATCCGGAATGTTTAGATTCCGCATAAATTGATTCATCTTTTGACTAATGTGCCTGCCAGGTTGCCAAGAGCATTTGAATCCGCAATTGAAACAGTGATAGCTTACAGCATCTCCGCCATTAACAATGAATCCACCACGACCTCTATCATCATCACAACAAACCGCGTTGAAGCTAATCCAACCGCTCGGAGTTGTTTTTCGCTTTCCGGGTAAGTAGTTTAATAGTGTGCTGGCAATAAGACTCATGCCTTATTATAGCATCTATTACGAGTTAGATCAACAGAGCATTTCACCATAAGATACTGTTACAGTATCAACAGATCCAAACGGTAGCAACGGATTTTGTTGACTACCATATTGCCAAACATCAGGATATGTCCAGCTAATTCTTAGATAATTGTAGTTATCGACCGGAACATCCGTAAACGTTAAAGTAGTAGTAGTTGCTGTTGAATATGAATGGCTTTGTATCTTTTTAGCATTTCGAAATGATTCAACGGCAATTGTACTATCTTCTGTTCCTTCTATGAATATTTCACCAATGAAGTTTTTCAAAGTGACTATAAATGTTAAAGTTGAGGTTGGTGTAGCTTCGTAATATTTACAAGGAATAGCACTAGTGTGATTAGTAACATTACCCATAAAATTAATTTCACCGGTAAATCTATCGTATATTCTATCCTTACGTATTTTAGGAACAGCACTAGTTACTAGTTCCATAGTTCCTACAGCACTAAATCTACTGTCGGTGTATAATGGAATATTAGCTCCTTGGGGATCGATAGCGGTAATGCTATATTTTAAATTTTGATATACTAAATCATAAAGATCGTCTTCTGGTATAATAGCTTTTCCAAGTCCATTCAATATACCTCTTATTGTTAGGTTACTAGCAGACGGCACCGTTTGTTTTGTAAATGCAATACCAATAGTTGTTGTACCTGCATCAATATTTTGAGTTACTGAGGACACAGTAACTACTCCAATTAACGGAGTACCTAATATCTGTTGTGTCAGAACAAATGCCCCTGTTATGTTAGCTGTAAGAACTGTTATTGTTGTACTACTAGTAGGAGCAACTGGAAAAGGCGCAACTAATGTGGCGCTAGCTGTAGTAGAAGCTCCTGTAAAAATTGATATAGGGTAAGGACTTGTAGGTAATGCTTTGCCTGATTGGTCAAACACATTCATTTGTAAACTAGTCAAGGTTGTTAGATCTAGACGCTTTTGATCGGCATTTTGTATGTCGAATTCTATGACGTTATCCACGCCTTGATATATTTTTACTGTTTTTGCATACACGACTGTGTTCTCCACGTTGAATCCTGCCAAATCGGCCAAGATGATTTGTCTGTTAGGATATAAATAACTTTGAATTTTTTGCATTTGGCAAGGACCTTTATAAAGTATTTATGGCAAAATTAAGAGACAATATAGAACAAAATTTACCGTGGATTAGTGTAATTAACTACGGGGACAACGAATATGTTGGTATCATAATAAATCAGGACCAATATGTTACAAGTTTCTATGATTTAGACGCCATCAAAACTCCAGAAGAAAAATCTGCATTTTTAGAAATAGGTGAGATTTGGTGGTGGGAAAGCAATAGAACATTCCCAATTAATATTTTTTGTAGAGCTCAAATAGAACCGTTTTCTTACGCCATTAAAACTTTTAACAGCAAAGATACTCGCATTATATTAGGGCCTGTTGTAAATTTAATGAACTTAACATTAAAAAGAGTAAAGCGTAAAAGTGTACAATTAGTTAGAAAAGTTCGTTAACTATATTCGTAACTTATTCGTTCGCAAATTAGATTCATCTGTACAACAATAGCATGGGCGTAACCAATACTATGACTTTTCTTAAAACTATACTCTGCTGTCTTAGTCCAGATTTCATCGGCGATTGCCTGGAATCCTTTTTCCTTACATACTGGGATGAGGTGCTTTTTACCAGGTCTGAGAAGTGCAAGGAACATGGCTAGCTCCTCAATATTTTTAGGTTTTAAATCTGCAATTAAATTATGATAGCCGTTTACATGGAATATCATATCACAAAATTCTTTTTGTTCTAATAAATCCCACAGAGGTTCTTGATTTAATAATTGTGTCAAATGCTCTTTACTCTTGACACCTTCGTATACACTTACATTTAAGAAATCAATCTTAAAATAGCCGCGATCTTCCGCTGTTTTATAATCTAATGTACTAATTCCATCAACAGGATTATACGGAATAGAAGTACAATATATTCCAGTATTGTGTTTTTTAGAAATATCAATTCGTGCGTCGATATGCTTTAGTACATTTAAAGCTCGTGTTCTATCTGCAAAATCAATATCAATATCTGGCATTATCTATTTTCTTCCATTGGTACTTGCCTTCAGTTGTATGAGGCGTATAAGTTTCTCCAGTTTCTTTATCAATTAATATCCACTTAGCAGGACATTTAGTTTTAATTGTTAAAATTTTTGGTTTGTCTAGTTCATCAACAACAGTTCCATCTTGTAATGTTCTCATATATTCGACTCTTTAACCACTTCTTTAACCAGTGCTGCATCTGCCGGCATTTTCTTAAATTTGTTTAACCAAAAAGATAAATCAATTATATTTTGTATATGTCCTAATTGCTCATCACTAAATTTCTTTAGCATGTCTTTTCCATTGCTGCTGTTTAGTATTACCCAAGGACTAATTTTTCCATCTTTAATGTCATAGCATGCACGGCTTAAACTTACATATAAGAAATAATGATTCCACGATGCGTTGTGTGCATCACCCCAATCCATCATTGTTTGGAGCGACCTTTGGAGGGCGGTTTCGACGGTTTCTCTTCTGATAAGGTCGAGGACGTATTGTTCGTAGAGTTCGTCTCTGCACCAATGGTCCAGCTTGACTCCAGACGTGACCACATAGTCGATAAATTTTTCCGGGTAGAGAGGATTGACGTTACTGACAAAACTACCAAACTTAATAAAAGCGTTATAATAAGGACTTTTACAAAAATCTTCATATGTTTTTTCCTGTGTGCTTTGAGGTTGTGCCCTACGATAAAATCTTAGAAATGTATCGTATGCTAACACCACATGTCGTTCTTTACGTGCCAAAGCCCGACGTTTTTGTTCGCATATATGCACACCCAATGTAGTTTCTTTAGTAAAACCTACATTACAATAGCCACATATATAAGGTCTTGGTATAGTAACTAAACTCATCATTTTTTAGTATTAAAATTAAAATTTATAACTATTCTTTTTTTATAACTAGTCGGAGAAGAACTAGCATGTTTAATACGTCCGTCAAATATTACTGCACGACCAGCAACTGGGTCAACTTGTTTGATAATTTCATTTTTATCATTGTAAAAATATGTCGGGCCATCGGAATCGATCACATAGTATAACATTACTAAATGTTCAGAGTCCCAGTCTATATGTGGATTATGTATTCGTTGTGATTCTTTTATTGTAAACAATCCTGCACGTATTCGTTCAACACTATGTACTGGAACATTTGCTTGTTCAGTTGCTATAAACAATATTGCCATCATTATATCAGTCATAGGACTGTGGGTATTGATATCTTTAAAAACATGTGCCCAGCCTTCAGTTTGTACCTCTGCATTTATTCCGGCAATATCGTCAATATAAAACCATGGTATTCCGTTATGCGTTAGAAAGATATCTTGTAGATATCTTTGTAAACTTTTAGGCACCGCATTATCAACTATACTAATCATCATTTTAATTTTTTTGCAATAGTGGCTTCATCCATACCGTGTGTTCGAGCAAGGTCTTTTATTTCTTTATCTGTGGACAGATTAGCCAATAATTCTAATTCATCTTGCTTACGATTAGGATAAATTTCTTCTAAAAACTTCAACTTCTTTCCGCCTGTTCCGGTTTTTTTCTTATGCCCGATCCATTCGTGGAAGAATGTTTTCTCACCGTTCCAGCTGCACATACACAGCAACAACCACAGTAATTTAGGATGTTTTTGAATTTCATTCCAGTTTTTATTAAAATAGTTATTAACTGTTAGTACATAATGTTCTTGTACATCTCGTTTATTATCTTTTACACTGCTGATATATCTATTCAATATAAAATATTCGTTCTTAAGACTCTTGCGTTGATCTTCTGTCATTTCGTCCCAAGCCGCACGAACGTTCATATCAACAAATGCAATTTTTTCTTTAAGTTCGATTTTATCACTCATAGTTTATCTTTACTAAGTTTGTATATCATTATAGCACGATCCAATGCCTTTTGTAAAGTCACATTGGTACGTGCTTCTCGCCGAATATCGCCCCATAGTTTAGTTTCTTCAATATGTTCGTGCAATGGCCTGCCGTCGGGGGTTCGTCCATCAAATCTACGGGCTTCTTCCGGATCATTTACATTATAACCAATTAGTGTTCGTTCTTTCTCTCCAAACTCTCTGGCATATATACTATCGCCATCGCGTTCGTAGACATATGTTGCACCAGGTTTGAGATTTCCCATTATAGTAATCTATCTAATAAAATTATTTCGTTTTGTCTGCTAATTTCTTTTACAAAATAGGCACAATTAGGTTTTTCGCCGCCGCTAGTAGGAGTAGCTAATAGTTGACCATTTTTCATTTTAGGAAAATACCATTTAACATCGTTGTAAAAATTAATAATTTTAATTGGTTTAAATTCTAATCTAAAGCTACTTAACGGATTAAACACTAAGGCTTCAAATCCTCTGTCATTCAAACTAGTTAAGGGTAATATTTCTATTTCACAACTACTAGAGCTATCTCCAACAGCTATACACCAATCAAGTGGCATTGTTACTTCGTCGTTGCCTATTTGCAACACGATTGCTGGAGCATTAAAACTTTCTAAAAATATTAAAGGCATAAAGAAAAAGTCTGGTTCTTGCGGGTTACTATTATCTAGTACCGCAAATCTAGTATTTTCATCGACTTCTTCTGGTAAGTTGTTTAATGAGAATGTCTTATTGTCTAATGTTAGTATCTGCATAAATCCTTATTTTTGCCAATCCGTTTTATCTAAAGTAAACGGATATTTGGCTTCCTTGTAAAATTTCTTACGTTCAGTAAGATGCCGTTTGGCCCATTTGCAGGTGCTAGTCAAGTCCCAAATTTGGACAAAGTCTTTGTCTTCTGCTTTTCTAATACCTCGCCCAATGCTTTGTATAACTCTAACAAAGCTCTTTCCGGGCTCCAGAAGAACCAGATTAAAAATACGAGGGATATTAATACCAACAGCGGCCACACCAAAAGTCGCCACAATAACCTTGTTATTACTTGTTTTAATTTCATCGTATTCTTCTTTTCGATCTGTTGTTTTGACAGCACCTGATATGAAGACAGCGTCTTCTAATTCATTTACTAAAAATTTGCCTGAGTCAATTCTATTTACGAGAACAAGTGTATTGCCTGAGTTGCTTATTGTTTTAATTAATTTGCTAATGTATCTCATTCTATCTTCGTTAGTAACAAGATACTTTAATTCTTCTGGATATGTTTTAAATTCAGGTAAATCTATTAACTGAACTACATTTACATGACAGTTAGACAGTACGCCTTTTTCCTGTAACTCATGTGCTTTAATGCCGCCTACGACTGGTCCAATGCTAGCAAATATTGGCTCAGCTTCATAATCTGCTTTAGGAACAGTTCCAGTTAGTCCCCAACGAATTGGCGCATTACATAGATTTTGTGTGAGTAAATTTTTAAGTACATCTGCTTTAGCCATGTGTACTTCGTCGACAATTACTGTTTTAACATCTGCCAAAAATTCTGCAAGACTCATGATATCATATTCATGATTTTTACTTTTTTTATCAAATATGTTAAGACTTTGCCATGTACAAATAGTATGTGTTTTATCAAGATTCTTTCGGTCGCCGTAGTAAACGCCCACATCTAATCCAACATTAATAAAATCTTCCTCTGTTTGTTCAACTAGACTTTTGTTAGGTACAATAGTTATTGTCCGGCCATATTTTTCAGCAAGGTGACTCAATGTTGCTGTAGTAATTGTTTTACCAGCGCCGGTAGCAATTTCTTGCAATGCTTGTGTATTGGTTAAAAATGTATTGATTGCATCAACTTGATAATCACGCAACATAATAGGTTGACCTTCTTGTTGGTGACCTTTTGGCCAAACTTTGCCTAAGTCGGCCCAGTAAGATTCTGTTACAGGCGCAAACTGAATCTTGCTAGTTGTTCGTAAATCTTCTAATTCGCCTACATCAATATCCATGTCCCCAAGTATACCTAAACACTTCTCAAGTTGACTTAGGTACCCATTGCCGCCGAGGCCAAACATTGATACTTTGCCATCCCAACGGCCTAGTTGATAAGCTGGTCTATACCTTGCTGTAGGATCTAAATATTTAAAAGTTGCTGTTAATTTTTTACGGGCTTCTAGCGATAACCCTTCAAATTTAATATTAACTTCGTCTTTGATTACTAGTTTTACAGTCATTTTACAGTTAACCTCTGGTCTATAATTGCAGGTTCACTCGACCACTCAACTATGAGATCACAACAATTTGAATAGACTGCTGTCTTGCCATGGCGTAGTCCCATACGACTATCTAATGTAATTACACTCATTGGTTTCCATGCAGTTTTTAAAAAGAATTTTGGAAGTTTACCACTAGATACACCAGCAACTTGTGTAGTGTTATCTAGCGGATAATTATATTTGTTGGATGCAATTAGTTTGTTAAAATCTCTACCAGAGTCATCATTTGGTAGTCTAAAATAAATTCCTACATGATCGGTAATACTATTTGCAATCAATGCATCGGATAAAATTTGTAAATTTTCTTTGTATTTGTTATTAACTATTGTATCAAATATAACGAGTAGTGGTAATCTTCTTAAACTGATAAGACTATTAATTACATCAGATAATGTGTGCTGATTTTTGTCAACCCATATTCTTGTTTTTGATCTGTTTGCAATATACTCGGTTAACTCTTCTCCAGTATTTTTAATTTCTGTTGAAAGATACTGATATCTAACGCTACGATCGTTAATAATATTTTTATCTAGTTTTGTTTCAATTCCAAGATCAGCGGTAATTGTCCTGTGAAAATTAGGATATTCAATATTTGTCAGTAAGAATTGATTACAAGTATCTGTCTTGGACCAAGATTTTATAGTAGCATAATGTGTGTGAAGTTGTTCATCAATATCAAAGTCATGCTCTGTTAATGTATCAATTAGCAATACTACATTTTTTTCAGTATAGTCAGCTGAATATTTTTTGCCGTTGTTTATTACAATCAAATTCTCACATACTTTGTCGATTGATTGTAATGATTTTCGAATTGCGGTATTGAATGTAAAGTCTATAGCGATGCAATATTCGCCATCAGTGTCTTTGTCTATATATAGTTTTTTTACTTGTTCAATACGTCTAAATGTTTTACTCCATACCGGAGTAATAATTGCTTGATTAATTTCTTCAGTGAACTCTGCTAGTTTCTCCGAATTATCTCTAAGAATTTTAATTGCAAGACGACTTTGATTTTCAGTAATAAACAAATGACTGTTTACACTTGATGCTAGACTACGTAATACATTGCAATCACGCAAAGAAATAACTTCTTCAATGCGTAGAGAATTAAAATTTACAATTTTTAATAACAGGTTATCGATATGTATCATATGATTTATTATACACTATTTTTTCTAAAAAGCAACCTCTTAGAAAAAAATAGGCCTTGTATTATTTAAGGCCTATAGTGGGTATTTTGAGTAAATTAGTTATATACTTGCATCTTCCATGCCTGCAACACGTAACTTAACAATATTAGTAATTTGCCATTGTTTTTGATCAAGTGCTTTAGTAATACCTAACCATTTGTTTCGAAGTAAAGCAAACTCATTGATAATTTTTTCAAAGTCAACTACGTCTGCTTCTCCTTCTACATATTTTTCAACATCTCTACTACTTAGAGCACGTTGATAGTTTTCTAAATATTTTCGAAAATGTTGACTTTTAAGTCTACGCAATTCAATGTTAAGGTATTCTAATATTGCTTCAATTTCTTGTAGCTGACTAAATCGTTGCTCTACTACACCGGGCATATTTGCGGCAGCTCTTTCAACATTTCCAATAATTTTTACTTCTGTTCTGGCAACATCTAACTCGCCTTCAAAATGTAAAATTGCATCAGGAATGTAAGAAATGTCTTTAGCAATATTAGTATACCAACCCATTAAAACTCCAGTTCTTGAGTATCGTCGTAATCTTCGTCGTCGTTAAGATAATAATCAATAGCTTGATCTAATGATTCGTCTACACCTTTGGCATCTTTTAAAACTCGATCGCTTACTCCAAAATCTGCAAGCAAATCAATATAACGTTCTGCTACGGTCTCTAGTTGTTTCTTATCTAGATATTCAACAAAGTTTAACCAGATATCGCCTACTTGTGTTTCATT